CGACGCGGTTCGAACCTAGTGACACCTGAAAACTCATCGGCTAGGATCGTTTACGCTCCGTCGAGCACAGATGGACTTGATAGGTCAAACAGCCAGCAATTTGATAATGCTGGTGTGCCCCTATCAACGATCGTTGACAAGCTTGGAAGCGGCACGGCACCCGATGGAAATCAGCTTCTCAACGCGGTAGTTTCTGCGGAAGCAAATGCCGATTCTGCTCCCAATCAGTCGAAGGCAGTCATAGGAGCATTTGCGTCCCTAAGACGCTATAACAACATAGCACCTACGGGTGAAATACCAGAATTTGTCGAACCGTACACCACAACATCAGACTTTTCCTCAAACTCTCAAGTGAGAATACAGACAGGTAAGGGTGTTTACGAGCCTCAAACTGTAGAGGTGAGTGCCGATATCAGTCAGCAGGACCTAACGCTGATCGCAAGAAGCATGATGCTTAAGGCGGCAGGATGGGATACCACACAGTCGATAGACGGATCGTACAACCCAGACAGCATGGTAAATCGAGCATCTGTATCTGATTTGTCTAACTTTCCAAACATCGACGACACAAATACGCAGGGGCAGGGACCGGACCCATATCGAGCACGTGATGCCTACGGTATGCCCGCAAACTCAACTGGTGATAGCATTCTTGACGGTCATGGCGATGTCCTCGCCAGATCTTCTGAAGAGTCAAGATATTCTCGCTCGTATGGGGCACCAGACACACCTGAGTTTCCTTATCTTGATGATCCGTCAGCAACCAGAAATAACAGGATACAGGCGCTGCAAGCTTCTATCGCCATCATGGGAATGGCCTGCCTTCTTGATCAATCGTTTACATCAATCGAGACCTATGTCAACGAGCTACAGATCAAATTTGACAACAAGAATCCACACTCAAATGACAATGTCCTCCGTGGACCCTACTTTCTAGGCACAAGTGTAAAATCTGATGTTACAGCTCGTGTCAGAGCGTGGACACGGACATTCACAGCTCAAACAGGTATCTACAGCTACAGAGCTTGCGTCGGTGAGGCTCTTTATGGACTATTTGGAATAAGCTTTGACAGTTTAAACACGACAGACGGGTACAAAGTAAATACAACTTCTATTGCAAGATCGTATGGCGCCGTGATTACAAATCTTGCCAACAACACGGGTAACGAGACTAATTTTTACCTGTCGCCCATGGGAATGTCATATGGATTCTGGCGATCCGTATCTGAGAGTGCCATTCGCTCTATTAGTAATCTGCAGGCTGCTGCTGTCTCGGGGAATGCTTCAGACTTTGTATCAGCAATCTCTCGATTGTCGAACTCACTTGCAATCAAGATCCTCAACGTATTTGCGCAGATTGGCTACCAGCGGCTTGTGATCCAGACGATTCCTTCTGATCCCACAGCACCGGGACGCGGAGATGGGGAGATGACCAACCCCTGGGGCATAGACGATTATCCTAATGCACCAGGCACACGCCAGATGAAGTCACGTGACGGCGTCTTGAGCAAGACGTCTCTTGCCTGGCGTAATAGCGCACTTCCTAGCATGTTCATCCTGCCTGTCGAGGCGATGGCTGCCACTCTTGACCTTGATTACATGTTTGATAAAGAAGTCGGCGCAAATCCTATCAAGGGAATGTTAGGCTCGACTTTAGCTGATAAGGTCTACGTCAATGCGACCAGGAATAGTAATATGATTCCTGCGGCCGTAGCTAAGCGGCTTGAAGATAGGCTGGGTGCTGAGTACCTGCCGTTCTACTTCAGAGACCTGCGAACTAACGAGATCATAGCTTTTCACGGATTTTTGGAGAGCATTACAGACCAATTCTCTCCTAACAATGCTTCGACGACAGGATTCGGGCGTGCCGATGGCGTCAGAAATTATAGCAGTACAAAGAGGACGCTCGGCGGGTCATTCTGGATTGTCGCCACATCAAAGGAAGACTTCGATGAGATGTGGTTCAAGATCAACAAGCTAACGACTCTGGCTTATCCGCAGTACACACGGGGTAGGTCGGTAAAAGCAGTCGACAATAGCGATATCATCGGCGGCCTATTAGGCAAAAACAGAGAAGTGGTCTTTGAGCAACCCTTCAGCCAGCTTGTCGGTGGAACTCCTGTCGTCAGGATGAGGATTGGTGATCTTGTCAAGAGCAACTACAGCAGATCTAACTTTGCAAAGCTTTTCGGCGCAGGAAACGACACATTCTACACACAATACAGTAAAGAATCACCCATAGGCGGTGTTCTTAACTTTGTTAGTAAAGTACTTCCGAAAGATGCAAAAGATTTTGACATTCGATTGGCACCGTTTTTGGTGTATGCAGCCTCGCCTATGGAGCTTTCAAAGCTGACGGGTTACGGCTCTAGAGGTGAGACTGCGCAAGCGGGCCTTGACACGCTAGCGGAGGTCTTGGGAGATATTGCTGCATACGGATTAAAGAATGGATTTGTTAACCCATTTCTTTATAATGAGAGCCAGCTTAGCCCGGTAAATGATGCGCTAGGTGGTGTAACTTCATTTATTAAAAAAAATCTAAAATTAACAACAGCGGGCACAACGCTGCTTAAGGCTAGATCTACGCCCTACATTATCAAGGATGATCAAGATAACATTCGCTACCTTAGATTGCACAGGCCGATCGTGGTGAAGCTGGGAGCGCCAGTAGATAATAAGAGCGGTGATGCTTACAACGTGACAATAACAGATAGCACGGTGCAATCATTGATGAATATGAAGCTGATCGCATCTATCTCGGATTTGTACATAGACACGGGTTCAATAGTTGATATCGGTAGCACGCCAGGAATTTTGCTTAGCTTGGGCTTGATAACGGGAGCTGTCGGCATTGGAGCAGCTGCAGCATCGTCTTATCTTAGCAGCGCGTTCCCTGATAGTGTGGAAGGGCCGGTTGACATTCCTCTCGGCGATGCTATTGGATCGGCAGCAAGGACTTTCACGTCACCTATCTACAATCCCATCACACGTGCAATGGAAGATAGAATGGGTGAAGGTCTTGCAGGTGTCTTCACGAGTCTGTCATTTAGCTGGATGGAAGCACCATGGGAGACAGACTGGAACGGACGTGCACCGATGGCATGCAAAGTCCAGTTTGGATTTGATCCGATCCACGATATCTCACCTGGTCTTGACTCTAATGGGTTTAATAGGGCGCCTATCTACAATGTGGGCCAGATAATGCACGATTCATTTGGTCAACCCAGACGAGACGGCGGCACCGCAGCCCGTTACTTCTACAAGCGAGGCGGCGCCGTAGCAGAAAAATCTAAAAACCCGGAAACAAAAATTCTAGGTAGTGGGTAAACATGGCAACTAGCAGGTATGCATTCACACCCCGCATAGACAACACTAGGCTGTCTACGACAACACTGAGCTCTAAGATATACCAAGCTGCCCTGAACGGTCAAATATCCTACAGCGATAGTCGTCTTATAAACAAGCAACGACTCGATCACATTGCGTTCACGACGTACGGAGATAGCGCTCTTTGGTGGGTTATCGCTGCAGCATCGGGCATTGGCTGGTCATTACAATGTCCCGCAGGCACAACAATCAGAATACCCACAGATCTTAACCAGATCTTTGCGTTGATGAGGTGATGCCGTGCGCAATGATGGAACGTCACCCTCAGAAACCGTCGGTAATTACACAGAGTTGCGTGAAGCTGCAAACTCCTTATCACGTTACGTCTCTTTTGCGACTAAAGATAAGCTGACTGCCGTCTCAACAGTCCTTACGTCAAATTTGCAATCACGAGAGACTGCAGACGGCGGTGCTAATGATCCTGTCAGCATAGAGTTCTCACAGAAACTAGAGCTCGTTGTCGGTTCTAGCGAGGGTACACCCTTGTTTGATGCTGCTGCTAGTTTGTTGGGCAAAACAGACGCAGTTCGATACGATAAGTTCTTGCCTGGCGCAAGCATGCTAAAAGGACCAACAGGCGGTCAAGGCGGTTGGATATCTACCACAAGCAAGGGTGAACAGGTGCCTCGTGTTGTCAGCGTGTTTAATCATGCAGCAGCAGAGAAAGTCAACATCTCGTCAAGCCTGTCAGACATTGCAGCGTTGTTTTGTGCCCTTACACCCGCAGTAGAGATGTCACTTTGCGTGCCCTATTTTGACGTAAGGATCATCTACCCGAGAGAATCAAATGGTCAAGGTGCATTGAGCTTAACAAGATATGTGGGTGTTAAGCCGAGCGCTGAAACGACCAACAAGCGCGGCGTCATAAAGACATTGAATGAAGATCTTGCCAGAGGCTATGCTGACGTATCAACTAATAAGATCGGCTATGATGTCGCAGGCATGGAGATCTTCACAGTCCCGCAGACTTTAGGGCCTAGGACATCATTCATAAATTCTGCCGATGAGATACGCCAACGAGGTGTGTCAGTTCTCGACCCCTTAACACCACTTATGACACTTGAATCTGCTAATATCCAGCAAACAGGCATCGGTGGCTCGCTGTATGCTCAAACTAAGATTGAACTAAAGCTAACACTTCACGATAGATCAAGGTTGTCAGAGATAGAGCCACTTGTAACGGCACAAGCATTTCCCACAGTCAGCTTCAGAATCACGTACGGCTGGAAGCATCCGGACGATAACAAAATGTCTACCAACGTCTACGCAAAGCTGATCAATGCTATGCGTGTTACACAAGACTTTGTCGTCTCTTCTGTTAGCATTTCTTCAAAAGACAGTGCAAGCCTATCAATCTCTGTGTCGCTAGTGTCTGCCGGAAGCTTTGTTGCGAAGAGTGCTAAGATACTGACGGGAGAGGGTGAGCTTGTGCCGTACAGCGTGCTACAGCCGCTTGTCAAGCAAGTTGTCAACTTCAGAACTGATAAAAATGCTGCTGAGCCTTTTAAGTCTGTTGGAACAACTATAGTAACTAACACTAATCCCGCTGCCTCATCTAATAAGTTCTTGAAAGTTGAACAGTTCTATAAATTCAAACAAATAATCGATGACCAAATTGCTAAAGTTGGACCAAAAGATAAGGACAAAGTTGATTTCATAGCTAGAGAGTTGACACGTCTCGAGACAAACGGTGTTGTGGTCCCTGCTCCGGAGCAGTACAAGGACCTGTTTAAGTTCCCTGTAAGCTACAGATATGGTGATTTTTTACCCACAGACATCAAACCCAGTCAAAACTACTCTTACATTATTGATAAGCTAAAGACAGGGGCCATGTTGGGTGGTGATGCTGAAACATCACTTGCTCTTGCAGCTGACGCTCTTGCTTTATCACGAGGCACAGAGCGTGCACCCGTTCCATTTTCTGGTGTAATCCCAATGTCTGCCGCGATCTCAAAATACGTCGCGCTTCCGCTCTTGCTGTCGCAACCTGACATAGATGAGGTCCGGATACATTTTTACAGCTTCAACTCGACAGCAGGCTACCAGGCCGCGCAATGCATCGGTGACTTTCCAATAATTTTGAGAGACATTATCTCAACAAGAGACAGCGAAAATAGGTTAACATCTTATGTTGATGGCAGGACATCTGTTGAGAAAATTCTTAATATGATAACAGGACAGGCTAGCAAGCCGGATTCGCCGTTTTTCGGCTTGACGGAGGCAATCCAGGCTCAAAAGAAGGCTGCTGAGACAGCCTCAGCATCATTAACAGCTTCATCAACAGAGCAGGCAGCACAGGCCGCAGCAACAGAAGCAAAAACCAAACAAGCAGAGCTTAAGGCACAAACCGATAGCGTCAACTTGGCGATACTAAAAGAGGTAGGGATTACAGATCTTACAGACACGTCTTATGTTCCTCCTCGTGTCAAAACACACATGGAGGTCGTTCCTGCATACCTAAATGATAATGAAAAATCTACAGCGCCTCGTCGTCTTTTGCGCATACACGTATATGATGAACGCGCAGCTGCTATCGGCAACAAAGCTAATTTTCTTGTGTCCCTTATGAATAGCGCGTCAGGCGTGGGCGTTGCAAATGCCAACGTAACATTGCCGTCTGACATCAAATCTCTCCTAGAGAATATTTCAGACAACACAGATAAAGACATGTCTTACTTCGCGCTGCGTGACAAGGCAGCTGCTAGACAGTTCATCTCAAATGCATTTCCAACGTTCTTGATCGGATCTGACACGGGTATGATAACAAATGCCACATTTAGTTCACAGCCCGCAGGTGATGTTGCATCTGGTTATCTTTTGACAGCGCTTGAAGGCGGCTCGACAGGTAACTCCACGGGTGCTTCAGCAGCAGGTGATCTAATCGATGATGTGAACATAATACCGACGACTGTCAACATGACAATGATGGGAAACGTTCTGCTAGCACGCGGTCAGACTTACTTTATTGACTTCAACACGGGTACGACACTTGACAACACATACACAGTAACATCTGTCAGTCACTCGATCAAGCCGGGATCGTTTACAACATCGGCGACTTTTGCGCCTGTCTCATCTGCATCGATGAAGTCAGCTGTCCGCCAGATCAACGAGATCCGACGCCTTCTCATCAAAGAGCCAACATAGAATAATAAAGTCGCAAGATTAAGAGCATAATCTATCATGCGCATCTTTTTCGACAAGACTGTTGTCGGTTCATCTAAAAGCTTCATGTGGGATGACGGCCGCATAGATCTCACAGCAGATCATGACAACGCCTGGCGAATGGATCTTGGCCATTCAAGATTCAATAGTGTCAGGCACATCTCAGAAGCTGCCGGTTGTGACTTAAAGATCAGACCTAAAAACCCACATGCTCTGTTCTGGATGAAGCACACAGATAAGCCGGAGTGGTACAGAATTCTTTCTAAGACCGATATGGCAAAGCACCTGCAGACACAGGTCAATACCGTTGTCGGATTCATGAATGACGAGCGAAATGCATATTACGTCAACCAATACCAGCGCCAGCAGAAGCTTCTGGATTCTCTCCAGCCCATAAAGGCGACCCGAGATGACGAGGCACACGGTGTCAAGCTAAATCGTGAGGGGTTCGCTTCAGTTCCCCATTACGACAACATAAGCTCGGCAACCGGCCGCATGTCTATCACGGATGGACCACGAATCCTCACGATGCCGAAGGACTCTCGTAGCATCTTCACATCACGCTGGGGTACTGACGGTGCTCTGCTGGAGATCGACTACAATGCCCTTGAGCTGCGTGTCCTTGCCTGGATCCAGGGCCTTGATATCAACATGACAGACGCCTACATGTGGGTAGCTAACCAGATTGATGATGTTGATGTTCCCAGACACGTCATCAAGGAGTCGATCCTTGCTGCCATGTACGGGATGTCAAGGAAGAATTTTGCGCTTCGCTACCAGGACATGCCGGATGCAGTTGATGTCTATGACAGTGTTCGATCTCTTCTTGGGATACATGAGCTCGAGGCCAAGCTGGGCAAGGGTGATTTTGCTAACGCGTTCGGCAGGCACCTTGCCGATACAACAGCAAGGATAAGTCACTACGTCCAATCATCGGCCGTTGATGTTGCTTGTGATGGATTCATGCACCTTGTGGACCATATGCCCGAGGTTGTGCCGTGCTTCATCATTCACGACGCTCTTGTCATCGATGTGCACAAGGACAACGTCGATGCTGTTAAGAAGTTTTGCAAAGATGGGCTAAGAGTGGGTATTATAGACCAACAACTAGAAGTTCGACTTAGGAGTTTTGGCAGTGAGTGAATCTGAGATTCTGGCAAATTTTGAGAGATTTTGTAAGATTCTATCTAAAATCGAGGACAAGGACCGTGCTGCATCAATTGAAAAGTTTCTGTCTGACCACGGTGATCGAATTGCAACTGCACCCGGTCATGACCGAAATGATCGTCGGAGCGCTAGCCCCGGCGGTCTTGTAAGGCGCTCGCTTGACACGCTTAAAAGCGCACGCGAGCTAGCAGGAATGAAAGCGTTTGAGGGTGTCGATATTCCGCTAGAGAGCATCATCATTGTTTGCCTGCTGCATGACATCGGCAGGATAGGCGATGAGAACGGTGATTACTATGTGCCGCAAAAATCTGACTGGCATCGTGAGAAGGGCAGCGTCTACACATACAACCCTGACATCCGGCGGATGACTCATGTTCATAGAGGTCTATATCTTCTGCAGAACGCAGGCATCAGGCTGACACAGGATGAGTGGCTGGCCATTAGTGTGCAGACAGGCGGCGCACACGAGGAGAACCGCTTCTACAACGGCTACGAGTCGCCGCTTGGCACGCTGCTCCAGACTGCAATCAGATTATCGTCGATGCAGGATTTTAACGGACAGCAGAATACTTAGCTAGGTGAGCAGAAAAGTCGACGGCACAGAGCGTTCAGGACGCGGTACGGCACCACCAGCTGCAGGCGCATTTGGTGGTTCTGACACTGCGCTTATGCGCCTGGGTCGTCCCTTTGTGCCAAAGCCGTTTAGATCAACTGGCGGCATGAGCACCTCAGCAGACTCGACTTTCTCTGTGCGTCTTGGACAGCACAACACCGATCAAGAGCTACCAGATGATCAGGTCAATATCAACGGGATTGTTGACAGGAAAGTATCCGATAGAAGATATTTACCTAGGAAGCGAAACAGCATGAAATCAATATTGAACAAGACGACGCTAGCTGAATCTCTGACGCTTGATGCTGATGAGATTCATAGCTGGCTTGGTGAGTACCAGACCGCGCTGAACGAGATCGAGAATCTTGATGTGGGTCAGGTCAAGGATTTTCTTTCGATGGGCAAGCAGCAGGCCGCTCCCGGCGGCTCCGTACCGATCGAGCCCTCAAGAAAGGATGTTGCAGATGCTTCAAGGTCTCTATTCGATACTGCGGCCCAATTTTTAGCTGCTCGAATCCCATTCGGCGATGTCTATTACGGATTCCGCGCCTTTAAGACATTCGGCGAGATCGAAGATCAGGCAGACAAGCTAAACGAGCTGCTTCAGAAGTCAGGAGTTCAGGCTGACTTGATGGCTCCTCCTGAGGAGAACGTAGCCAAGTTTAAGCAGCTATTCGTCACATCTGCAGCTGACCGCGCTATGCTAGCCAAGTCAAGCGTGCAGATCGCCTTGAAGTGCTACGACTTCTTCACTGACCTGATCTCTTCAATTCCGCTTGAGGTCTTCCCACCGCTTGCGATGCTAGATACCGCGATCGATGTCGGCATTAGTGCCGTCGCGACTGTCGCACCCGACGAGAAGCTTGCAGTTAACTTACTTGACTTTGCTCTCAAGTACAACGAGACGCTGCGCGACATGGAATCAAAGATCGGCAAGTTTTTACCGGGCGATGATTTTAGTCAGCTAAATAAGGTGACCAATTTTATTGGCAACCTTGCTCTCATTCACGGCGCCGTCTCTTCTGCTGAAAAAGAGATTGAGAACGCCGAGGATCCAGACGTTCTCGCCGAGCGTCGCAAGCGCAAGAAGCGCAAGGACGAGATGTCGGTCACTGCAAACGTGGCTGGCTACACGGGACCGATGGTCTCTCCCAAGGACCCAAAACAATTCTATGGCAAGATGGCTAAGGCAGCTGGTGGTGAGTATCTCACCTCAGATCCAGCGAAAACTCTTAGATCGAAGCCATGAAAACTCTCTCGCCACAGTCTATGATTGTGGTGTGAGGCTTACAAAGAAGAGCCGCTAGAATCCTCTAGAGACTAAAAACTGTAAGTTGCTCATTAAACATTAAAAGGTAAGAACAACATGGCAATCAACTTTGACGCGCTCCGCAAGCGCCTCGACAATCTGTCTGGAAACAACAAGAAGAGCTCCTCCTCGTGGAAGCCCAAGGAAGGCGAGGAGTACACCGTTCGCCTCCTCTCGTTCCCGAACAACGAGGGGCAGCCTTTCAAGGAGCTCTGGTTCTACTACAACATCGGCAACAACCCGGGTCTCCTCGCGCCTTACCAGTTTGGCCAGCCTGACCCGATCCAGGAGCTGATCACCAAGCTCCGTGATGAAGGCACCAAGGAGTCCTACGAGCTCGCCAAGAAGCTCTACCCGAAGATGCGCTGCTACGCTCCAGTCCTCGTCCGTGGTGAGGAGGACAAGGGTGTGCAGATCTGGGCGTTCGGCAAGCAGGTCTACCAGACACTCCTCGGCATCATGCTCGACGAGGACTACGGCGACATCACCGACCCTGAGGACGGCCGCGACGTGAAGGTCCGTTGCTTCAAGCCACCTGGCAAGAAGTACTCTGAGACTGAGGTCATGCCTCGTGGCAAGGCGTCTGCCCTGAGCACGAATGTTGGGCAGAACAAGCAGTGGCTTTCCAGCATTCCTGATGTCTCGAAGATGTTTGAGTCTAAGTCCTATGATGAGCTCTCGAAGATCGTCAACGATTGGATCGATGGCGGCATGCCCGATGGCAACAGCGAGGGCACCTTCCGCGGGCCTTCTGAGAAGACTACAGCAGTCACCGAAGAAGAGGACGAGGCTCCTGCCCAGAAGAAGGCACCGCCAGCTGGCAAGAAGAACTACAAGTCGCTTGATGACGCCTTCAACGACCTGATCGACGACTAAAGGTAATCGGGCGCAGGGTGTAAATTCAGCCCCTGCGCCCGTATTGTTTCTAAAGGAGAAAATATGGCAAGAGGTTCAAAGGAAAGGCGAAGCGATGAGGCAGCAGGTGACTTTACGTCCGAGCTAATCTCGTCTCTTAACAAGGAGAACGGATCCAGAATTGCTTATAACCTTGCAGAGGATGAATCGCCAACGCATGTTAAGAGCTGGGTCTCAACGGGTTCCACGTTGCTTGACTATTGTGTATCTAACAGGAGAAATGGTGGTCTTCCCGTAGGACGAATCATTGAGATCTTTGGTCCGCCTTCGATCGGTAAGTCGCACATCGCGACGCAGATTGCGCGGTCGACCCAACAGATGGGTGGCATCGTTGTCTACATCGACACCGAGAACGCGACGTCTGTTGAAAACTTGCAGGCACTCGGCGTTGACGTCTCTAAACGATTCGTCTATGTTGACACGCACTGCACAGAGGAGGTCTTTGACACAGCAGAGAAGACCATCGTCAAGGCGAAGGCGATGCAGAAGGATGTGCCGATCACGATCGTGTGGGACTCGGTGGCAGCAAGCTCACCGAAGGCCGAGCTATTGGGTGACTACGACAAGGATAGCATCGGATTGCAGGCACGAGCGATCTCAAAGGGCATGCGTAAGATCACGGGTGTCATTGGTGACATGTCGGTTCTTATGATCTGCCTCAATCAGATCCGCACCAAGATCGGTGTCCTTCATGGTGATCCGACCACGGTTCCTGGTGGAATGGCCATCCCATTCCATGCGACGACCCGACTCAAGCTTGGCGCAGGTCAGCAGATCCAGAACAAGAACGGCGACATCATTGGAATTCATGTGTCTGCAAAGACCGTGAAGAACAAGGTTGCGCCACCCTTCAGGACGGCAAACTTCCAGATTCATTTTGGCAAGGGAATCGTCGAGCACGAGGAGATCTTTGACGTCCTACGTGATGCTGGAGAGCGTCAGGTTGGTAACAAGATGATCTGCGTCTCAGGCGATGGTGCGTGGAAGGTGTTCACCGTGACCGATCTGGATAGGGGTGCTGTGGTAATCGAGAAGAAGTTCCACAAGGCTGAGTTCGGTGAGATCATGAGGACACCAGAATACAAGGCATACATCGATGATCTTATCGAGGCAGTGATGGTTAGGACCAAGGACGATCCTCCGATGACAGAGGACGTTGAGGGAGAAGCTGAGTGACTGGAGAGGCATCGATTTTACTGGTCGATGCCCTCAACCTCTTCACGAGGCACTACGTAGCTCATCCTGCTTTGGGTGAGAACGGAAACCATGTTGGCGGCATTGTTGGGTTTCTCAACGAGGTCAAGAACATGTGCTTCCGTTTTCGCCCAAAGCGTGTCTATGTTGTCTGGGAAGGAGGCGGGTCATCGCGTCGCAGGTCGCTATATCCTGACTATAAGGGTCATCGTCGGCCTGAGAAGCTAAACAGATATTACGAGAATGACATCCCGCAGACCGTCGAGGGTCGTAACGACCAGATCATGGCGCTGGTCAAGATTATGAAATCTTTGCCTATCTGCCAGATGTACGCGCAGGACTGCGAGGCCGATGATGTTATTGCATATATCTGCAGGTACCTGCACAAGGACTGCCTACATGTGATCCTGTCAGCTGATAAGGACTACTACCAGCTCATACGTGACAGCTCGATCATCTACTCTCCAACATGGAAGAAGCTTGTTGACACTGAGAATGTGATCGAGCGGTTTGGCGTCCACCCAAATAACTTTGCGCTTGCAAAGTCAATTTGCGGTGACGATTCTGACAACATTCCAGGCGTTCCAGGAGTCGGATTTAAGACGCTGGCGAAGCGCTTTCCAGAGCTGCTAGGCGAGAATGACGTTCATCTCGACCAGTTCATGGAGCTCGCAAAATCTCGGCAGACAGGCAAGGTCAAAGTGATAGATGAGATTGTAAATTCTCGCGAGCTTATAGAGAGAAATTGGCAACTTGTCTACCTTGATACGGCGTCGATACATCCGCAACAGATCGATAAAATCGTTCATGCACATGAAAATTGGGTACCCAAGCGCGATAAAATCTCTCTTGTGAGAGACATACAAAAAACTGGCGTGAGAAACTTTGACGTTGATTCTCTGTTCTACGCCGTTAGCCACATCGGTGCTACATGAGTGACGCTTATTTCAGCCAATACGGCAAGGGCTTCCAGGAGAAGGTCTTTCAGGCGTTCCTGACTGATCGTGCCTGGGCGACCCAGATGATAGAGATTATGACCCCGCAGTACTTCGATCTTAAGTACTTGCAGTATCTGTGCAACAGCTACTTCAATTACTACAAGAAGTACAAGGATTTTCCTACACTTAACCTGCTCATCACAATCATCCGTGATGATCTGCGCGAGGGTAAGGACACGATCCTTCGTGACCAGATAGTCGACTTCTTGCAGAGAATTCGAGTTAATCCTGATATGGGCGACATCGCCTATGTCAAGGAGAAGTCTCTAGATTTTTGCCGAAAGCAGGCAATGAAGGAGGCACTAGAAAAAGCTGTCGAGATGATCGCAACGGACAATCTTGACTCTGTTGTCGGCGTCATGAAGCAGGCCTTGTCTGCTGGCACGCCAATGTCGATCGGACATGACTTCTTTGCCGACGTTGAGGCACGCTTTGTCAAGACGCGAAGGTCAACGTGTCCAACAGGCATCAAGCATCTTGATGCTCAAGACGTCCTCAACGGAGGTCTAGGCAAGGGAGAGCTAGGTGTCGTTGTGGCTCCGACCGGCGTGGGAAAGAGCCACTACTTGGTCTCTGTCGGGGCACATGCCTTGAAGATGGGTAAGAATGTGCTTCACTACACGTTTGAGCTATCTGAGGCTGCAGTTGGACTTCGATATGACTCCAACCTATGCAGCATGCCTAGCAACGAGGTAGTCGATAGGAAGACTGAGGTCCTGGACTTCTATAAGGATAGTCAAGATCTAGGACGCTTGATCATCAAGGAGTATCCAACAGGCACAGCTTCTGTCCAGACGCTGCGCAATCATATTGAAAAGCTGTTGTTGAAGTCATTCACACCAAACGTCATCTTGATTGACTACGCAGACATCATGCGCTCCTCACGGGCCTTTGATTCTCTTCGTCACGAGCTGAAGCTTGTCTATGAGGAGCTTCGAAATCTTGCCATGGATCTTAATGTTCCAATCTGGACTGCGTCACAGGCAAACCGTGATGCCTCAAATGCTGATGTTGTCGGCCTAGAAAATATGTCTGAGGCGTACGGCAAGGCGATGGTCGCTGACGTCGTGGTCTCCGTCTCAAGAAAACCTAATGAAAAGGCTACGGGTGCTGGTAGGCTATTTGTTGCCAAGAATCGTGCTGGTCGGGATGGAATGCTCTTCCCGATTCGAATAGATACTTCCATGTCGAAGTTCACTGTCCTAGAAGACGCAGCAGAAATGTCCATGGACGATGTGTTAGCTACCGACAAGACGAGCATGAAGAATCTGCTCAAAGAGAAATGGCGAGAGGTTAACTCAAAGTAATCGCCCTGTAACCTAATTGGAGAGAACAAGAATGTCTGACCAGTCTGTCGTTGATTATTTTGGTGGTGACGATCTCGCCGCTGACGTTTATAACAAGTACGTGCTTCGTGATGCCGATGGGAATAAGGTAGAAAGAAATCCCGACGACACACATCGCCGCCTAGCAAAGGAGTTTGCTCGGATCGAGGCAAAATACCCAAATCCTCTCTCTGAGGAGACAATCTTTAACCTGCTTTCCGGATTTAAGCAGGTTGTGCCACAGGGGTCGCCGCTATCTGGCATTGGCAACCCATATCAGCTGCAGTCTCTATCAAACTGCTTCGTTATCGACCAGCCTCACGATTCTTACGGCGGAATCTTGTTCTCAGATCAAGAGCAGGTCCAGATCATGAAGCGTCGCGGCGGCGTAGGTATGGATATCTCTAACATCCGTCCCAAGGGCCAGCCCACCACAAATGCTGCAAGGACAACGGATGGCATCTCTATCTTCATGGAGAGGTTCTCCAACTCCACCCGTGAGGTAGCCCAGGGCGGACGTCGCGGTGCGCTCATGCTTACCATTGACTGTCGCCACCCAGAGATTGAGACGTTCATCGATATAAAACGCGACCT